GGGGACGCAGGGTGAGGCGAACCACTGGTCGGCATGGCAGGTGGAGGAGTCCACCTACAAGATCTTCATCGAGCCGCTCCTCAAGGCCGTCGGCGACGCGCTGACGGAGGAGTGGTACCGCCCGGCCCTGATCGCCATGGGCATGAGTCCGGAAGAGGCCGACCGGTACGAGATCGGGTGGGACACCACCGCGATCGTCGCCCGGCCGGACGACACCGAAGTCCTGCGCTGGGCGTACGAGAACCTCCTCGTCTCGGACGAGTACGCACGTACCGAGAACGGCATCTCGGAGGAAGCCGCCCCGGACGATGAGGAGCGCACCCGGCGTCTGCTGGAGAAGGCCATTCAGGTGGCGCCCACGCTGCTGGCGGACCCCAACGTGGCCACGGCCATCGGGCTGGACATCACCGTGGCCCCTGCGGCTGCCGGTGTCGATGCGGAGGTGAACGCCAGCGGCGAGCTGGAGACCCCTGAGCCGCCCGCTCCGGTCGTGCGGGCGCTGCCGGGTACCCAGGGCGACGAACCGGTGCCGGAAGGCCTGGTGGCGGCAGCAGAGCTGATCGTCTACGACGCGCTGTCCCGGGCCGGGGGCAGGCTGCTGACGAACCAGAACCGTGGCCAGTTCAAGTCCACGCCCCGGCACGAGCTGCACACGGTGATCAGGGTGGGAGAGCACGCCATCCCTGGCCTTCGGGAGGGATCGTTTGAGTTCACAGAGCCCGTGGCCGAGGCGTTCGGGCTGGACCCCGCCAGGTTCCGTCAGAGCGTTCTCGGCTACACCACAGAGCTGATCCGCCATGGGTCGGCTCATGAGCGCGAGGGTCTTCGCCAGGCTCTCGGGTACGCGTGGCGGAAGCGGTGACCACGCCGCTGGGCGAGGACCCGAACTTGCCTCAGCGCCTGCGCGCGCAGGCGTTCATCCGGGAGGGCGAGGGCCGCATTGCCCGGACGTGGTTCCGCTCCCTGACCCGCTTCCTGGACCGGGTGCGTCCCGCCGTGCTGGCGGAGGGGCGGATCGACCCGAACCGGGTGAGCGACCACGCCGACTTCTGGACCGACCAGGTGAACGTGGAGGTGCTGCCGGAGGTGGAGGGGGTCCTGGCGGCCGCGTGGAGGCGTGTGACGCGGGCGGGGGATCCTCCCACGGATCCGTTCGTGCGGGACTACCTGAACGCCGCTGGCAACCGCATGGTCCGCACGCCGGACGAGGTGTACGGGCTGATCGTCATGGAGGTCGAGCGAGGCATCACCGAAGGCCGGAGTCTGGACCGTGTCCGGGACGAGATCCAGTTGATCCTGACGGCCTCGGGCACGCCGTACTGGCGTAACCGGGCGATGACGGTGGCACGGACGGAGACGATCGGCGCGGTCAACGCGGGGATCTTCCGGGGAGCGCAGCTGGAGGCGGAGCAGCGTAAGGATCCGGCGCCGTTCAAGCAGTGGATCTCCACGGCGGACGAGCGCACGCGCCCGACCCATGTGGCGGCCGACAAGCAGCGAGTGCTGCTGTCCGAACCGTTCGTGGTGGGCGGGGCGCAGCTGATGTTCCCGGGTGATCCCCGGGGACCGGCGGCCGAGGTTGTGAACTGTCGTTGCAGCATTTTGCCAGTGATCTTGGGAGAAGAGATCGACTGGACCGACCGTCAGAACGCGAGAGGGACGTCATGAGTACGTGCGAGGAATGCCCCCTGGTGTGCCAGCTGCGGTGCGGGTGGCTCGAACCCGAGGAGAGCGAAGATGGCTAGGACATGGAGTGCCGTGCTCGCACGGCTGGGAGTGCCGACCGGTGATGGTCGTGTGATCGATCCGGCGGGGGGGTCCTCCCGGGACCTGCCGCTGCCGCTGATGTGGCAGGAGCTGTCGGATGACGGTCACGGCGGATCGCGTGTGGTGGCCCGGGTGGAGTCGCTGACGATCGCCGACGGGATGGTGACGGCCACGGGGACGATGCTGGAGTCGGCACCGCCTGCGGTCATCGAGCAGCTCGATGCAGGTCTCCTGGGGCCGTCGGTGGATCTCGATGACATCGAGTACGTGATGGACGAGCAGGACCGTTTGCTCATCACCCGGTGGAGGATTGCAGGTGCAACGCTGGTGGCCATTCCGGCGTTCGCGGACGTCTCCCTGACCCTCGATCCGGACGTGGTGGAGATGGGTGCTCCGGTGCCGGAGTGGATCACCGCCAGCGCTGCTCCCGTGCTCCCCCCGGCCGACTGGTTCCGGCAGCCCGATCTGGACCGGCTCACGCCGCTGACGATCTCGGACTCGGGGCGGGTGTTCGGGCACATCGCAGGGTGGGGTACCTGCCACATCGGGCTCCCGGGGTGTGTGACGCCCCCGTCCTCACCGGCGGGGTACGCCTACTTCCACACCGCTGAGCAGCAGGTGGCGGAGGGGTTCGGGCTGCCGGTGGGGACGCTGGTGGCGGGGCCCACCCACTGCCGGGACCTGCAAGCGGGATTCCAGGCTGCTGCTCAGCACTACGACGACCCGTCGGCGGCCGTGGCGAGGGTGGTGGCCGGGGAGGACGAGCACGGCATCTGGGTGGCCGGGTGGATCCTTCCCGAGGCCTCTGACCAGGCATTGAGTGTCTTCCGGTCCTCGCCCGTGAGCGGCGACTGGAGGCGCGTTGCAGGGAGCCTGGAACTGATCGCAGTCTGTAGCGTCAATGCGCCTGGCTTTCCTGTGCCGAGGGCGCGTGTGGCCTTTAGTTCGGGGGTGCAGCGTGCGCTGGTAGGGACTTTCGGTATCACGCCGGTGGCGGGGCCGGAACCTGAGGTGATGAGCCGGTTCAAGCTTGCTGTGCAGCAGAGCCAGAAGATCGCTCGTGCCAAGTGGGCATGGGCTCAGGTGGAAGGGACGAACTGACATGGCGTGTGGGAGCTGTGGCGGCCGGAAGGCCAATACGGAGTACGAGGTGACCCTGAGGGACGGGTCGACCAAGCGGGCGGGCACGATGGCGGAAGTCCGTTTGCTCATCAATACAGACACTACGTCCGGTTCGTTCAAGCACATGCACCGGGTGGTGCCCAAGGCAAAGTAGTCACGCTGTGTAGCGGGCAAAAGTGCCCGCGCGGGATTCGTAAATGCCCGCGCGGGCACTTTCGTTTTCCGGCGGGCATTTACGGTTCTGCCCGGCCACGGGGGCTGATCAGGTGAGTGTCCGATTAGACCGATTTGAGTCTGAGGCCTCGCGGGCAGAACGGGCAGAAACAAACCACCCTTCCCATAGACACCCCTCTTTCCCCATGATCCCCAGTGCCTCCTAAATTACAGAAAGTAGTGGGAGGAAGATCATTAAGAAGTGGAGTGCTATGGGAAGGGTGCTCAGAAACTGCCCGTTCTGCCCGCACTGCCCGCACCCACCAGAAAGTGACTTCAGGCGTAACCTGTGACTAGCAGTGGTGGATGAGCTGAGAGCCTCGCCGCAGCGACGTGTAGTCCATCCGTCCCTGCGCTTCGAAGGAGCAGCAGCCCATGCCTGAAGAGATCACCCCTCCGCAGTTCGACCCCACCGCCCTGAGCGATGAGGACCTCGCGACCGAGTTCGCCCGTGTGGCCGCCCGTGGCCGTGAGCTGTCCGCCGCGACCGAGTTCGCCGCCGGTGAGGCCGAGGAGCTGGACCAGCTCGCCGCTGCCCTCCCCGCTCTCCAGGCCGAAACGCAGGCGCGCATCGACCGCGCAGCCGCCAATCAGGCGAAGCGGGACGCATTCTCGAACCTGGAAGTCCCCGTCATCCCCACGGTGGTGCCTTCCCAGCCCGTAACGGCCCCTGTGGCGGCCTCTGAGCCCGTTCCGGTCTCCCAGGCCGTCTCGGTCCCCAGCGTGGCTGAGATGGCCGTACAGGCCCCCGTGGCCGTGCCGGTGGAGCAGCAGGCCCCCAAGGGCATCACTGCGCACCTCATGCCGCACACCTCCGGACTCCTCCAGCGAGGCGTCGGCACAGAGTTCGCAGGTGCAAATGAGATCGCCGAAGCGATGCTCGCCACCCGCCAGACTCTCGGCAGTCAGGCCTCCGGCCGGTACGGCATCGCCCAGTTCAAGCGCCACCGCGATGCCGAGCACGTCATCGCGCCCAAGGACTCCGGCAACGAGACCATGCGCAAGATCCGCGAGGTGCGCTCCGAGTACCGTCTGAGCGGCGGCAGCCTCGCCACCGCCTGGCAGCAGGGCATCGACAAGGGCCAGTCCCTCACCGCTGCCGTCGGCTGGTGTGCGCCCTCTCAGAACGACTACGACCTCTGCACCAACTGGGCGGCCGGAGTCGGCATCCTCGACCTCCCCACCGTCTCCGCCACCCGGGGCGGCATCAACTACACGGACGAGCCGACCTTCCCCGAGATCTACGCCAACGCCATCGCGGTCGGAGGCGGCTCCAACCTCCTGACCGAGGCCGACGTCATCGCCGACACGGTCAAGACGTGTTCCGTCATCCCGTGCCCCGAGTTCGAGGACAGGCGCCTTGACGTCGCCGCCCTCTGTATCCGTGCCAGCTTCCTCCAGGCGGCCGGATACCCCGAGGTCGTGCGCGCGTGGATGGACGGACTCCTTGCCGCCCACGAGCAGGAGATCAACCGCAACATCCTCGCGCAGATCATCGCGCGCGCCGGAGCGGCCACCACGTTCGTCTCCCCCGACCCGGACGGCGACAGCTTTACCTCCGCCCTTCTCGCCGCTGTCGAGCTGGCACGCGAAGACCTGATGTACCGGTTCATGCTGCCGCGCAACTCCACCATCGAGATCGTGCTGCCCTTCTGGGTGCTCGCCCAGATGCGCGCCGACCTCTCGCGCCGCACCGGCGACACCGGCGGCCTGCTCAACGTCTCGGACTCCGAGCTGGCCCGGATGTTCTCCCTGCGCGGCGCCCGCGTCCAGTTCGTGCGCGGATGGCAGGACGGCCTCATCACCGGCGGTGCCCTCGCCGCTGGCTTCCCCGGCGGTGACGCTGCAACCCCGTTCATGACGGCGCTCCCGTCCACGGTGTCGTTCCTCGCCTGGCCCGCCGGTTCCGTCGTCCTCGCCCGTCAGGACGTCGTCACCCTGACCAACGTCTACGACGCGGCCTCGCTCTCGGTCAACGAGTTCACCGCCCTGTTCGCGGAGGAGGGCTACGCGCCGCTCTTCCCGTGCCCGGGACAGCGTCTGTACACGGTGGCCGGTTGCATCGGCGGCATCACCGGCGCCGCTCAGATCAACTGCGCGGACGACACCCCGTAGTCCCTCCCCTGAGACAGCCCCCGCCCGCGCGTCGTCCCTGTAGCGGGCGGGGGCCCCTCAGACCGGAAGGAGGGACACCATGGCAACCATCCTGACGAACCCTCAGCTCATCGACGCACCCGCCGTCGCGCCCCTGCGGTACGGCGTCTTCGCCGCAGCCCGCATGGCGACCCTGACCACACGCATGATCGGCTCCGGACTCCAGTTCCTCAGCGATCACTGTGGCGGGGCCGAGCTCCACAACCAGACCTGCGCCGTCAGCCCGGAGAAGGAGTACACCGAAGGCTCCGACCTGATCGAAGCGGCCCCGTACTGGGTGGTGGCGCGCAAGCGCTGCGGCGCGGTCGGCCGGACCGGCAGCGAAATGCTGGACGCGGTGCGCTCCCAGCTCCTCTCCGCCGAGCAGACGATCGTGGAGTCGGTCATCTGGGACGGAGCTGCCTACCCGGGCGCCACGCCCACCCTGACGGGCGCAGGAGCGACGATCGTCACTCCCCTGGCCGACGGGGCCGGAGCGGCCATCGCAGCGCTGGAGGAGGCGTTCTACAGCGTCTCCGGGTACCAGGGCGTGATCCACATCAACATGGCCGCCTACGCCGCCATCCGCTACGCCGGTCTCATGGACCCGGCCGAACGCCTGGCAGGCGTGTACAAGACCCCCATGGGCACGGCCCTGTCCATCGGGTCCGGTTACGGGGTCACGGGCCCGGACGACGTCGCCCCCGACGTGGGGTTCGTCTGGGCGTTCATCACCAGCCCGCTCACCGTGTGGCGCTCCGGCGTCCTCCCCCAGCCCGACCCGCGTCAGACCCTCGACCGGGCACTGAACCAGTGGGACGTCGTCGCCGAGGAGGTCTTCGCGCACGCGTGGGACTGCCCCGACGTGTACGCCGTCCAGGTGCCGGTCGCGGCTCCCGGCGTAGTGGCGGTGGCCTGATGAAAGACGACTGGGTGACGATCATCCCCGCCCGTCACGAGATCAAGGAGGTGGCACGGGCGCTCATCGCGCTGGCCGCCTCGCCGCACGACGTCCGTACGGGCCGTGGCGGGATGGAGTTCCGCGTACCGCCCTACCTGGCCGATCTGTACACCGCACCGCGAAAGCGTCGGCGCGCACGGGCTGCCGATCAGGCACCTGTCACTGAGGAAGGTGGAGAGTAATGCCCACTGTGTGTTCCAACCAGGCGCGCGGAAAGCTCATGCGCCTGACGCTCCTGGACGAGTGCGGATCGATCGTGGAAGGCGACTCCTCCACGCTGGTCAGCAAGGCGTTCGTGTCGATCACCGCCACTCCGAACTACCTGGAGGCGGAGGAGATTTCGCAGGCGGACGCTAACGGCGACCTCTGCATCGACGACCGCTCGGACCCTGCGCTCCGGTGGATCGACCTGTCGATCATCGTCTGTGTCACCGACCCGGACATGATCAACCTGATCACCGGCGACCCGCTGGTCGTGGACGACGCAGTCGCCCCCAACACGGTCGGCTTCCGCATCAACGGTGACCTGACCGGCACCGCCAACTTCGCGCTGGAGGTGTGGACCGGCATCACGGGCCAGGCCTGTTCCGTGGACGGCTTCCCGTCCTACGGCTACTGGCTCTACCCGTGGGTCAAGGACGCTCAGTGGGGTGAGTGGGTGCACCAGAATGGCGCGCTCGTCCTCACCTTCACCGCGCGTGCCGTCTCCGGCAGCGGCTGGGGTGTCGGCCCGTACGACATCCGCCGTGACGCGGTCGTCCCGGCCACGCTGGAACCGCTCCTCACCGCCATCGACGACGCGGATTTCGTCCACTACGAAGTGACCTCGGCCCCGCTGCCGACGGCCGCGTGTGGCGCCGTGGCGCTCGCCATCCCGTAGCATCCGAGACGGAGGCCCCGCAGATGTCCCTGTGGGGCCTCCCTTCGTAGGAAGGGACGGACATGGCGCCCTGTAGCTGGACTCTCGACACCTCCTGTTGCCCTGACTGGAGTACGTACAGCGGCGCCGTACAGGCCGACGCCACCACGTGGGCTACTGAGATCCTCGATGCCCTCACCGGACGGCGCTTCGCCCAGTGCCCCGTGAACTACCGCCCGTGCGGCCCTCGCTGCGCAAACGGGTTCGGCTACCTCACCTGGCCCGTGGGCGCCCCCGCCAACGGATCCGGCTTCCCGTGGATGACCCCGTTCATCGACGCGGGCGCGTGGCGCAACTGCGGGTGCGCGGGCGGGTGCACCTGCAAGGCCCCCTGCGAGGTGCCCTTCCCCGGCCCCGTGGCATCCGTGACCGAGGTACAGGTCGACGGGGTGGCGCTGGACCCCGACGCATACCGCCTGGACACCTACAGGGGCCTCCCGGTCCTGGTGCGCATCGACGGCGAGTGCTGGCCGCTGTGCCAGGACATGGAGGCCGACCCGGACGGCGTGGGCGCCTTCACCATCACCTACCGCCCCGGTGAGCCGCTCCCGGCGGCCGGGCAGATCGCTGCCGGACTCCTCGCGTGTGAGTTCGCGAAGTCCTGTGTCGGCGCAGAATGCTCGCTGCCTCAGCAGCTCCAGTCACTGTCACGTAACGGGGTGGAGGTGCAGATCATGGACCCGGCATCCCTTCTGGAGAACGGCCTCACCGGCATCGCCATGGTCGATCTCTGGGTGCGGTCGGTGAACCCGCTCCGCAAGATGCAGCGCTCCCGCGTGTACTCCTCCGACGTGCCGGGACCGAGGTTCTCAGCATGACCAACGCCATCACCCTCGCCACGGAACTCCTGGACTGTCTTCAGGAGCAGCTGACGGCGCCCGCCACCGATTACCCGATCGCTGCCGAGCACGTGATGCTGCGCGCCGGTGCCGAGGTCACCCCGCTGCTCGGCACGAACGACGACGAGTGCTGCCGGGGACTGGGGTGGGTGCGCATCGCCGACCTCTCCGGCGTCCGCCAGGTGGGCGACCTCCAGAACGTCTCCTGTTTCGGTGCCGAGCGGCTGCTGACCCTCGAGATGGGGGTGGCCCGGTGCGCGCCCTCAGCCGACATCGTGGGTGTCCCCACTGAGGATCAGTGGACGCTGGCAGCCACCCAGCTGGACTCCGACATGGGGTCCATGGAGGCGGCCATCTGCTGCGCTTTCGGGGACATCGAGGGGTCGGCCGCCGAGGAGATATCGGTCGGGCGCTACGAACCCTTCGGCGTGGACGGGAACTGTCTCGGTGGCACGATGACGGTGGTAATCGCCATGAGCCGATGCTGTCCGACCGAGGAGTGACCATGGCCCGACGCAAGATGATTCGTGTACGCGTGCTCCGCTCCTTCAACGGGATGCGGAAGGGTGATCAGGCTGAGGTGGTGTCCTCGGACCGGGTCGCCACGTGGATCAAGGGCGGATTTATGGAGGCTCTCGATGGCCAGAATCCGGCTGGACCGGGCAGCGCTGAACCGCACGCTGACGAACGCGTCGCGGACGGAACTCAAGGAGGCAGCCCGGCAGGTGGTGAACCGGGCCAGAGTTTTGGCGCCGGTCCGTACGGGTCGCCTGCGTAGCTCGATCAGGGCCGAACCTCCCCGGATCTTCTCCCTGCGCGGCAGCGTCAAGGTCGGGTCCGACCTTGAGTACGCGGGCTGGGTCAACGATGGCACGGCGCCGCACATCATCCGGCCCCGGAACAGGCAGGTCCTCAAGTTCACGGTGGGCGGCCGGACGGTGTTCGCGAAGGTCGTGAATCACCCGGGCACGCGCGCGAACCCGTTCCTGGACCGGGCCCTGCGCGAGGTGGCAGCCGCGCGCGGCTACTCGTACCGCGTCCGGTCTTAGACTCGTGTCCATGGACGACGACACGTATTTCACGATTCAGGTCAAGGGGACGGCGTACCGTTTCTCCCCGATCCCGGAAGAGGCCTTGGCCATGGTGCTGACCGTGGTCAACATGCGCGTCTCGCAGGCGAAGTCTCTTCAGGCCATCTCCCAGGTCCTGAGGGAGTCGGGGGGCGAGGAGCAGTGGGATGCGCTGGCCGACCGGATGATTGCCGGTGAGGTCAAGCCTGCCGACCTGGCGGACATCTTCAAAGAGATCATGAAGCGGCAGACCGAGGGCGGGAAGGCCGCGCCCAAGGTGAAGGCCGCTCCCCGCAAGCGTGCCCAGTGAGTTCCTCCCTCTCCACCGTGACCCCCTGACCGTGACGCTGGCCGGTACGCAGTTCACGGTGCCGTACCGACCGGCGGCCGTGTGGACGCAGGCCATGGTGCAGCCTCAGACGCTGGCGGCTGCACTGGCCGACCAGGAGGAGCGGGACGAGATGGCGGACCTGCTGCTGGATTATCCACAAGCTGTGGATGAACTGCGGCAGGAGTCGCTGCGCATCCTGTCCGAGGCAACGGGGTGGAAGTGGTGGGAGGGCGGCCGCCTGCTGAACACGTCGGTCCAGAGCGAGGTGCTGGGCAGGCTGGTGCTGGCCAACGTGGATCCGTGGGCGAGGTCGGTGAGCGAATGGTGCGCGGCCGTGTACGCCCTCTGTGTCAAGGGTCAGGACGAGAAAGGAAGGATCAAGTTCGATTTCTCCCTGTCTGTCCCACCTCCGGGATACGAGGATGAATGGGATGATGGAGGAGACGATCCAATGGAATTCCTGTCGAGCATAAGGCGGTGAGCGGTGGCATCCACGGCCGAAGTCGACCTAGTCATCTCGACAGCTGACACGCTTCCCGAGCTTGAACGGGATCTCAACGCGATCATCCGGACGGCCGAAAACGGTGCCCCGGAACTGAACGTCGATGCCGCCCTCGCGGTAGGCGAATCCCTCAGCACGATCGCCAATCAGCTTGACGCGGTGGTACAGCGCGCCGAGGACGGCGCTGAGGACATCGATCTTCAGGCCGCTCTGGACACCCAGCGCTCCCTGAGCACGATTCAGGCGCAGCTGGAATCGGTGGTGCAGCGCGCCTCTCAGGGCGAGGACATCGATCTTCAGGCCGAGCTGGACGCCATCGGCTCCCTGAGCGACGTGCAGCGTCAGGTGCGGGCCCTGGTGGAGACGGTGGAGGAGACCGCCCCGCCCATCGAGCTGGAGGTGGAGGTCGACCGGGACGGCGCCGGTCAGCGCTCCATCCTGGGACTGGGCAGAGCGTTCGGCTCCCTGATCCCGTCCGTGGGCGCCGTCTCGCCCCGCATCGCGGCCATGGGGACGGCCTCCCTCGCGGCCCTCCCCGCCCTGGCCGCCCTCACCACGGCCATCGAATCGATCCTGCCCGCGTCCGCCCTGGCCGTGTCGGGCCTGACCACGCTCGCGCTCACGGGCGGGGCCCTGGCCCTCGCGTTCCAGGGTGTGGGCGACGCGATCAAGACGGCCTTCGACGGCGCGGCCACGGCGGAGGAGCTGGAAAAGGCGCTGGCAAAGCTGTCCCCCACCGCCCGCGCGTTCGTGGTCGAGCTGCGCGGGATGAAAAAGCAGTTCAAGGAGCTGCAGCAGAGCGTCCAGAACACGTTCTTCCAGGGACTCGACACCGCGCTGAACCGGCTCGGCAAGACGGTCCTGCCGGTGGTGGGGACCGCGCTCCGGAAAACCGCCCTGGAACTCAACGCGATGGCGCTGGGCGCCGCCGGGGCCGCTTCCAAGCTGGCGGAGGACGGAGTCCTGGGGCAGGCCCTTGACGGGTCTGTGAAGGCGCTGGGGAACCTCTCCAACCTGCCTGCTCAGATTGTCACGGGGCTGGGGCAGATCGGTGCTGCGGCAGCCCCGACGTTCGACCGGCTCACGCAAGCTGCGGCCAAGGCTGCGACGGGGATCTCGGAGAAGCTGGCCAAGGCTTTTGAGTCGGGGGCGCTGGAAGAGGCTATTTCCAATGCCGTGGACGCCATTGCTCAGCTCGGCCGGATTGCAGGAAATGTATTCGGCGGTCTGGACAATATCTTCGACAACCTGAATTCAAATGGGGAGGGCCTTTTCCAGATTCTGGAAAAGATTACCCAGTCATTTGAGGATGTCACCGCCACGCAGGGATTCCAGCAGGCCCTTTCGGCCCTGTTCGAGACCCTGAGTACCGTGGTCACCACGGCTCTGCCTCTGCTTTCGCAGGCTCTTCAGGCCCTCGGACCCATTTTCGAGACGCTGGCGGGGCCGCTACAGACCCTGGTGACGGTGCTCGGCGAGGGCCTCAGCAAGATTCTGACCGAGCTGGGCCCGGTTCTGGAGACGGCCGCCGGTGCATTCGGTCGGCTGGTCGAGGTTCTGACCCCGTTCATCGAGCTGGCGGGCGAGCTGGCAGCGTCTATTCTGCCCGGTTTGGTACCGCTTTTCGAAGGCTTGGGCATGGCCTTCGAAGCGATGGCGCCTTTCGCCGAGACCCTGGCCAACGCACTGGGCGAGGCGCTGGTTCCGCTCTTCACCAAGCTGTCGACCGAGGTACTTCCCCAGCTCGTCCCGCCGCTCACCGAACTGTCGACCAAGATTTTCCCGCTCCTGACCGAAGCGATCACCAAACTTTCCCCCATCCTGACGACGATCGCCGAGGCATTCGGCAATCTGGTGGTGGCGCTGGTCCCGCTCATCGTCACGCTGATCGAACTGGGAATTCAGTTCACCGAAAAGATCATGCCTGTTCTGCAACCGCTGCTTGACCTGATCATCAAACTCACGGTGGCCGGGTTCCAGTTCCTCGCGGATATCCTGAACGGCGTGATCATTCCGATCATCGAAATCCTGGTTGCCCTGATTCAAGGAGACTTCTCCACCGCCTGGAAGAAAATCCAGGAACTGGTCATGAATGTTGCCCGGAAGGTACAGGAAATCCTCCAGGCAATGCAGGACAGGATCATGGAAATTCTGGGGCGCCTCGTCGACCTCGCGCACGAGAAATTCCGGAGCCTTCACACCCGCGTCGTCTCGGCAGTCCAGCAAATGCTGAACCGGCTACAGGATCTGTTCTTCGACCTGCCGGGGATGATCCTCAGCGCCATCGGGGACCTGGGCAATCTCCTCGTATCCGCCGGTGGGAACCTGGTGCTCGGTCTGATCAACGGCATCCGGGGCAAGCTCGGCGCGCTGCGGGACATCGCGGCCGAGGTGGGCTCCACGGTGAAGAACGCCGTGACCGGATTCCTGGGCATCGAATCCCCGTCGAAGGTCATGATGGAAGTCGGCGGCGACACCATGGACGGCTTCCTTCTGGGCCTCCAGGATAAGGTGCCTGACCTGCGCAGCACTCTTCAGGGCATCGCCACGGCGGTCCCCAGTTTCGCGCTGCCGGACGGCCGTACTCTCCAGCTCCCCCAGTCCCCGAACGCGGCTCCGACCGTTCAAGTTTTCATCGGCAACGAGCAGCTTGACGGACACTTCGACGCACGCATTGCCCAGTCGAACCAGGCTCGGGACCGACTCGCGATCACGGGGGTGCGCCGCTAGTGGACGGCATCGTCTACCTCACCGCAGACTTCACCGCGCTGCCCGGCACTCAGACCACGGCCACCATCGAGAGGGGTACCTCCGCCACGGGTCCGTGGACCCTGATCGGGGAGGTCACCCTCCTCGCCGAGGTCGGAGTCTTCTACGACACCACGGCGCCTCTCGACACCGAACTCTGGTACCGGTGGACCGGCAGCCCCGGGGCCGTGGTCATCACCGAAGGCCCGTACATCGAGATCAGCGACGGCAGCGTGCTGCTGAAAGACCCGCTCCGGCCGTGGGCGAACCTGGCGCTGTCCTTCTGTGAGACCCCTCAGCAGGCGCTGGCCGCCATCTGTGACCCTGGCGGGCCCGATCTCGTGTGGGCAGGCTTCGGGGAGTTCGTCCGGCGGGCGGATGCGAACCTGTTCGACGTCTACGACGCGGAGAAACCGGCCGACATCTACGGGCGCCGCAAGCGGCTGGACGGGTCCCTCAAGCTCTTCTCGAAGACGCTGGTGGCCCGGGACGCGGTGGAGGCCCTGTTCACCGCCGGAGGGCCTCTCCAGCTCCAGCTGCCTGCCATCTACGGGTGGCCGGACGCGGTACTCCAGCCCGGGGATCTGGTGGAGACGTACCTTTCCCGGGACCAGCGGCGCCCGTATCGCGTGTGGGATGCGCCGTTCACGCTGGTGGACACGCCGTTCGGGCCCGGTCAGGGGACGGTGGAGGCGAACTGGTGCCTGCTCGCCGAGACGTACCCCACGTACGCGGATCTGATCGCCGCCGGAGTGACGTGGGGTGAGGTCGCCTCCGGTGAGGCGATGCTGCCGCCCGGGTTCGACGGGTTCGGTGAAGGCGCGTTCGGCGACGGACCATACGGCGACGGAGGATAGACCCATGGCATATGACATGTTCGACCCCATTGCAATCGGCTCTGCCAACTGGGGCACCCCGGTCAACAACGCGTTCGAGAACATCGACCGGGCCATGGACTCCACCCAGCTCGACCAGGACTACGTCGCGTGGAGCTGGGACAGCTCGATGGTGGCCGGTACCTCCACCATGACGTCGGGCACCGTGTTCACGGTGAAGGTGTGGATCCGGCAGCCCGCCACGGTCACGAACATCGCGGTCGGCATCGGCACCCCCATCGTG